AAGTGGCTAAAAGATAAGGATGCTGTTAGTTTAGAAGAATTAGAAGCTAATAAAGAAGGTGCTAATACTTCTTATGCTGCTTATAAAGCTGCTTATTATGCTGCTGCTAAGGCTGCTTATGGAAGTGCTAATGCTGCTTATTGGGTAAACAAATACGAGAAACTAACTAAATGAATAAAGTAGTAACATTAATAATACTAAGCCTACTAACTGCATGTGCTGGTTTCAAACCTGCATTAGACCAAGCAGTAGAAACAGGTGACAATGCAATTGTAAGCCAACAAGCTACACAAGCTGATGGTAGTAACAAAGTTGATGCTGAAAATGTAGAATCAGTAACTACAGTAAACGAAGCCAGTATAGGCATATTTGAACTAGCAGTAATAATGTTGATTATATTAGCATTCGGTTTACTTATGGGCATTATAATTCCTCAACCAGCTATAGTGAAAAGGATATGGTAGCAAAAGATTTATTTGTAATTTTAATATTAATGATCTTAACTTTCTGGTTAGGATATGTATCTGCTTCACAAAAAGAAAAGGATAGTGATATGGATTTTTCAAAAGCTAAACCAGAAACATCAAAGTTAGCCGTAGATTTATTAAAATTTGAGGAAGGTTATAGTAGTACTCCTTACATCGGTTCTGAAGGTTACCTACATATTGGGCATGGACAGAAGTTATCTAACGAGAAAGGCTTGAACCCTGATGATTGGAAAGTCAGAACTACACCTAAACATGCAGAGTTTATACTAACAAATCTTGTAAACTCTCTAATCTACAAATTAGAAAACAGTCCCAATAAATTTGCTTTTCTAGGCTTAAATGCTGAACGACAGGCAGTTGTTGTGTCTATGGCATATCAAATGGGCTTTACTGGTGTATTCAAATTTAAACAAACTTGGACTTCCATTTATTTAGGAGACTATAAAGCTGCTGCCTATGCAATGTTACAAAGCAAATGGGCTGAACAAACACCCGCTCGTGCCAAACGACACGCTGAAACTATGAGAACAGGTATATTGCCATGAAAACTAAAGTAGACGATCTTAAAGTTGTACTAAGTAAATCTCAAAATGCTATGTTTGCTGACCGTGAATCACCAAATGATGCTTTTGAATACGCACAAACATTAGCTAAAGCAGAAGGTATGACTCCCTCTGTAATGGCTACTGCTATTATGGTCTATCATAATACTTTAATTAGATCTATTGAAGAATTGTTGGAAGAATAATGGATAATAATGCTGCTATTGATGTATGTAGAAAATATATTGAAGCCAAGAATTGCTCTTACCTTGCCAAAGAAGATCAAGTAGTATACTACTCTTCTGATACTGGTAGGCCAAAAGACTTTAAATGGCACAAAATGACTCTAGCTCAAACACACAGAATCATTCAATCTATGTATAGCAGTAAACCTTTTAGTATCAATTACTTATTGCAAGCTTTTCAAGAGCTTGGTAAAGTATATGAAAGAGGTGTTACCAGCATAGATAAGACAGAAGAAGGTTTATTTAATTACTACGAAAACAGTGACCAAGATATACTTGATAGAGTACTTGATAGTTTAGTATCAAACCTTCTCAAAAATGACTATACAGCCTTATTCATTAGAGATATAAATATTATATTCTCTATTATTAAAGCTGACTTAGATCTGTATGATGGGTATACAGCAAAACTGTATGCTGCTTTAGAGTTTAGAGGTTTTGATGTTAGGGTACAATCAAGAAGACCACGTATAGATGGTGCACTTACATCTTGTGCATTGTTTGGGAGTTGTAAGCCTAAAGATGTCAGATTTATTACACCTGATAATCAACAACGTATTGCAAAAGAGGTATTAAAGGAGTTTAAATGAGTATTAGCAGCACTTGTATAGGTCATATACATTGTGATGATTGTGGTAGTAGCGATTCTAGAGCTGTTTATCTTAATGTAGATACAAGCTTAGGTGTAGAATGGTACACTAGTTTTTGTTACAGCACTTGCTATGAACAAAAAGGTGATCCTTACAGTAACAGTGATACCACTCCACCTAAACCTATTGTAAAAGACGAAAGAGATATAGCACAAGAGTTACAAGATATTAAAGATTGTAAGATGTTTTTACCAAATAAGTACAGAGGTATACCAAAACAAACTTATAAATCTTGGAAACTCAAACTAATGCTAAGCGAGTTTGATGGTAAAACTCCATATGCAGTAGCTTTCCCAATGTCAAGTAACTTAAAACTTACTGGCTACAAATGCCGACCCTTCAAAAGTAAAAACTTTTTCGCCAAAGGTAAAACTGGTGACACTGACCCTTTTGGTTTAGTTAGAGCACTACGAATAGAAAGTAATGTTTTATGGATCACTGAAGGTGAGTTTGACGCTATAGCTTTAGACTATTGCCTTTCAGAAGTTAGTAAAAGACAGAAACAATTCCCTGTAATATCTTTAACTCATGGTGGAGGTTCTATAAGAAAAAATTTAAACCATATAGATAAGTATTTAGAAAGATATGGACAGGTCAGACTCGTACTTGATGATGATGAAGTAGGCCACAAAGCTGAAAGGACTGCATTAGCAATGTACGGTAATAAAATTAAAATCATTGAGAAACCTGTAGGTTGCAAAGATGCAAACGATGCGGTACTTAATGGTGAAACATGGAGCATGGGCCATTTAGCCCTGTTTGCTAATAATGAATAGATTTGGATTAGGCGAAGAGCCTGAAGTACACAAATTAGAAGAAAACACAGGTCATCTAACAGACGAAGATATACATCTTGCAGAGTTAGATGAAATCATACAAACTACATTTGGCCCACTAGATACCTACTTAGGTGATGGAGTCTATGCGGATATTGAAGGTATCCGTGAAGAAGATGTAATGAACAAATAACAGGTTACTATTATGACTAAAAGACTATTTGCAGCCGATATTGAAGCTGATGGATTATTAGGCACTGCAAGTGAAATTTGGTGTGCTTCTTTTACAGAACTTAGCCCTAAAAATGAAGTACTACAATCATTTACACTAACTGACTACGATGAAATTAAAGCAATGTTCACTAACCCTGATCATATGCTTATCATGCACAACGGTTACAGTTATGATGCTGCTGTAGTCGAAAAGATTCTAAATGTAAAAGTTGAAGCTGAAATCTTTGATACTTTGTGGTATAGCTGGTACTTGTACCCTAAAGCACTAAGGCATGGTCTTCAAGCTCATGGTGAAGACTTAGGTATTGCTAAACCTGAAATTGATGATTGGGAAAACTTAGACCTTAAAGACTATATTCATCGTTGCGAAGAAGATGTTAAAATACAAACTGCCCTATGGTTGCAAATGTATAAACACTTTAAGCTACTGTATGGTAATCCAAGAGGCATCCTACATTGTATGCGCCACCTAAACTTTAAGGCTAAAGTAGTGGCAATGCAAGAAGAACACCGTTGGAAGTTAGATGTAGTCAAAGCTCAATCTCTATCTGAACTGCTACAAAGTAAGTATGATGAAGCTACAATACAGCTTGAAGCTAATATGCCTAAAGTTCCAGTGTATGCTGTAAAGAAACGTCCTGCTAAACCCTTTAAAGCTAGTGGTGATCTGTCAGCTCATGGACAAAAGTGGGTAGATATTGTAGAAGCTAATGTATCACCTGATGTCTATGACAGAGCTGTAGACTACGACAAAGAAATCAAGATAGTAACTAAGTACAAAGAACCTAATTCAGGATCACCAGCTCAAGTAAAAGCTTGGTTAAACAGTTTAGGTTGGGTTCCTACATCTTTCAAACATAAAAGAGACAAAGAAACAAACGAAGTCAAGATGATTCCTCAAATTAAAGACCCTGACACTGAGGAATTATGTGAATCTATTGTAATGATGTGTGACGACAACCCTGAACTTAAGTATTTAGAAGAGTATTCAGTACTTAAACATCGTATTGGTGTAGTTAATGGACTGCTCCGTGATGTAGATGATGATGGTTTTGTACAAGCTACTGTCAAAGGTATTACAAACACGTTAAGATTAAGGCACAAAATTTGTGTAAACATACCTTCTGTACGTAAACCTTGGGGCAAAGAGATCAGATCATTATTCACATCTAGTGCAGAGTACTTAGAACTTTGCGGCTCTGACATGTCCTCTTTAGAAGATCGTACTAAGCAACATTTTATGTGGAAACACGATCCAGAATATGTCAAGGAAATGCAAACGGAAGGGTTTGATCCTCATTTGGATATGGCTATTTCGGCTGGCTTAATGTCTGTTGAAGATGCAATATGGTATAAGAATGCTACAGAGGAAGAACAGCACACTACTAGATACAAGCAATTAGCTAAGATACGTCATGGTGGCAAGTCTACCAACTATTCAGCTACTTATGGTGCTAAAGGCCCAACAATTGCTCGTGCTGCTGGTGTACCAGAAGAACAAGGCCAGAAACTTTATGATGGCTATTGGGAACGTAACTGGTCACTTACTGCAATCGCAGATGAATGCTCCGTTGTACAATCTCGTGGAATGAAGTGGTTATACAATCCTGTAGCTAAAATATGGTACTTTCTAAAAGCAGAGAAAGATCGTTTTAGTACCTTAAATCAAGGTACAGGTACGTATGCGTTTGATCGCTGGTTGTGTTACATACTTGAAGCTAGACCACAAATTAATGCACAATTCCATGACGAAGGTATATTTGAGCTTAAGAAAGGTAACAGAGATAAGATGACTACAATACTTAAATATGCTGTTACAAAAGTAAACGAAGAATTAAAACTAAACAGAGATCTGGATTGCGATGTAGCATTCGGAGATAACTATTCGGAGATACACTAATGAGCAAATGGGATTACGACCAAGCAGACTTTGATTACACAGCAATCGATAATAAAGTAATGTACAAAGGTAAAGAACAACTTTGGGATGATGGTATTACAGAAGAAAAGCTTAAAGTAAATCTAGACGTAATGGTACAAACTACTACCGATCCTGAAACTGGCATACCTAACTATGAAAAACAACGCGAAGCTCAGAAAGATTCTGACCAAGCAATGCGTTTCAACGAAGGCAAGTCACAGCTCAGCTACATGCTAGACGCTGACGTTGCCATGAAAGGTATGTGTGATGTATTTGAGTTCGGTGCTAAAAAGTATGATCGCGGAAATTGGAAGAAAGGCTTAGACGAGAAAGAAATCATGGACAGTATGCTACGTCACTTGACAGCCTACAACAATGGTGAAGTCTTAGATCCTGAATCTGGCCTTCCACATGTAGATCACATTACTTGCAATGCAGTATTCTTAGCAACATTTGGGAAAAGAAATGATAATTAATACAACAGAACAACAAGCTCTGTACTGCGATCACATGGGAAATGACTTATCAGTTGTTAAAGCTGCTAAGATTTCTTTTGCAGACGATGAAACTGTACAAAAGTTTATTTATAAAATAGACGTAGAAGGTACGGGAGGTAAGTCTCACGAGGGACTTATCCAGTATCTAGCTAAACACAGTCACTGGACTCCTTTCGCACATACCGCAATCACGCTACGTATGAAAGCTCCT